TATGGCCGCACTAACTACCTGGGCATCTACTGAGCCGGTGTTGTCTCGGTCAGAAAGGGCAATTAGCTCGCTCTCTCCAAACCGGTCTATCAGGTCGTTAGTGGTGCAGTAGTTCACGGGTTATGCTCCCGCGTTCTCTGCGCCGGTGTCCTTACTCGCTTTGGTGCCTGCCTTGGCCGTGGTAGATTCGGTTTTCTTAGCAGGCGTTGCTTTTTCCTGCGCCGCTTTGGTGGCGGGGTGGGCCAGGTAACGGTCGAGTGGTGCAGTATCAACGCCTTCCGGGATGGCGTCGGCTGGCATTTCGCGAACAGACAGTTTCTTTTCGGCGTGAATGGCTTTGAGCTGTTCTTCACTGATTTCATCTTTTGCGAATGCGGTACCGGCGTCAGTGAATCCGAGACCGGCGCGGCGAAAGGAAGGCACGCTGGCCGTAATGACTAATGCAAGAATAGTTGCTTTGGTAACAGACATGGTTTTCTCCTTACAACTGGCTTACCTAAGCAAGCCAGTTGTCAAAGTTGTAAAGGTTGTAGGCTTTTTACTTACAGGTAGTCAGGCGAAATTACGTTGAACATGCCGCGCAGTTCGTTACTTACTGCGCCCACGCCGCCATCGTCGATTAACTCACGTTCGTTAATCTGCTTGGCTAACTTGTGCAGGCTTGAAGGCACTACCAAGGTCAGGCGGTTCTTACCCAAGCCCAAAGAGCGGCCACCGTCTGCCTTAAAGCTGCGCATCAGGTTAATGGCGTCCCAAATAGTTTGGTAAGACAGGGTTTTCTTCACGCCCACGGCCATTTGCCAGAAGCCAAAGCCCACGTTGCAGCGGCAATCTACGCCGTAGCGGAATTTTTTGTTCATAAATACCGCTTCATCATTCGGGTTATCCATGGGCACAAACTGCATACCTTTGCGTTCCTGGAAGATGATGGGCTTCAAGCTACGGTTGGTATCCATGAGGTACCAGGCTTCGCCGGTGTAGCCACCGTCTACAATCACGTTGGAAAATGAGGTGTCAGAACCAGAGCCGTCAACTTCATCGTTTACCGGGTGGTCGGTATCAAAGTAATATTGGCCGTCGTAACAGGTGGTGGTAAAGCCTGCTTTTAATAGTGGGAATACCAGTTCATCAGGGAATACCGATGCGGCATAACCCAGTTCGTTCATCATTGGTGCATATACGCCAAGCGTATCGTCTTCAATGTCGTTACGATCTACAGCCACGGTAGACTCATAATCTTTGTTGGTAATTTCATACGAGTGCTCTTTAATCGATTTAAGCACACGGTCACCGATCCACTCACGAAATCCCGGCCATTGGCCTAACCAGCCATAGGTATTGGACTTAGTGGTTGATGGAACAACGGTGGCCACGGCGGCATACATTGGCTCGCCTTTTACCTTGCCGTCTTCGAAGTTTTTACGGAATCCGGTGCGGATTGCGTTGAGTGTTGCGGAATTAACAATTGCCATGTGGGCGTTCTCCTGGTTAATGAAGCGACTTAAGCTTTTTCTTGCTTAAGGGTTTCGGCGTAGTCTTCGTGGCTAATGCCCAGCTGGTCGGCAATCGATTTCTCATCAGCCGTGAGCGCTGCCACACCGGTTTTGTCTTCCGCGTCGGGCGTTTTGTCTTTGGTCTGCTTGCCATCAAATGCGGCGATGGTAGGGCGGCCATCAATCAGCGATTTCAATGCGGCCATGTTGGCGTTGCCCAGGTCTTTTAAATAGCTAAGCTCTGCCTGGCTAATAAACTTGCCGTCTTTTTGTGCCTGGTCGATAACCTGGTCAACGGTAAGTGCTTCGTGGTCAGCTTTCAGTGCGGCCAGCTCGGTAACAACCGCGTTATAGGTGTCAACTGGCACATGCTTTGAAATATCCACGCTACCGCCTGCTTCTACCTGAGCGGTAAGGGCGGCGATTCTGGTTTCGCTTTCGGCGGCACCTTCAATCTGGGCTTTCAGTGCTGCCAGCTTGGTTTTGATTTCCGGGGTGGTTAACTGGGCATGCAGTGCTGCCGCGTCGATGTCCTGGCTGGTATCAACATTGATACCAAGCAGGCCAAATAATAAGGCGAGTGCTTCATTCATGGGCTTAGGCTCCGTGGGGTTGGTTTGCGTACTCGGGGTGTTAGCTTTGAGGGCGGCGGCTTCTGCCATGCCTTTTATTGCTGGGTCGTTGGTCAGTGCTGCGCTGTGCAGGTCGACGACCTGGCCGGTGGTTTTGTCATACATCACCACGGGGCTGTAAAACTTGTACTCGTCGTTTTTAATGTGCTCGCGTGCTGCAGGGGTAAACTTGAGCTGGGCGAACAATCCCTGTCCGGGCCTCCATTCAAACGTTTCTCCCCATGCACTGGCCGGGGCTTTCTGGCCGTTCTCTTTGGCCAGTAAGGTTTGGTGGTCGTAATCGAATAACAGGCGCTGGCCGGATGCGGCACGGGCGTTTAAACGGGCGGCTAATACTGCGCCGCTTTCGTCATTAATCAGCCATTTGTTACCAGGGACTTCGAAGGGGCGGCCATCGTAGGCAGAAAAATCACTGCCCGGCAGTATTTGCTGCCAGGGCTGGTCTAAATTGATTTCGAACGAGCAGGCGGCAATGCCAAGCGGTTGCACGTTCTGATTGGACAGGGCGGCAAGGGATAGGGCAGCCGCGAGCGCTGGCACTACATGACAGCCTCCTGATTCCGAATTGTGTATTTCGTATGTGTGATTTTTCATAGCCCGGTCAGTATGCCGGGCTGAAGGGGTTAGTCTGGTTTAGTCTGGGTTTGGGTTATTTTGCTGGCATTGGAGATTGAGCCGCATTAATACGCAATTTTCGACGCGCTTTCTTTATGTCGGCAATTTCATTTCGCATTTCTAATTTCTTTTCTTCGGGGGTGTATTGGCATTTGATGTCTTTTTCCAACAACTTGATGGATTGATTGAGACAAGCGTCTTGCTGTAACAAATGCTCTGGTAAGCTATATTTCAAATAAAGTCTATTCCCGAACCAGGCAATGGCACCACCTACTAAAGGTGCTAAAGACATCATTGTTGTCATCGCATCTTGGCTCAACTCTAACAGCTGTATTACTAATTCAAGAAAGGCAATGATTGAGCCAGACGCAATAATTCCGTTATTTGTGCTATCCCTTTTCATTTTCTACCACGCGGTCTTCCAAGATTGCTTGCACCAACTCTTGGTTAGATGAGGCGGAAAACTGTTTTTTGACTGTCCCGTTCGGGCCTTTCAAAGTGACAGTAATTATTTTCTGTGGAAACATGTAAGTGAGAATGCCGTGCACAATTACACGGGTTGCACGGAAGCAAACGTATACGGTAATTGGTACACAAATCACCAATAGAATTAAGTTGATAATTAAAGTTGTCTGCATAATAGCACTAGCCAAAGGCCAATTTTATTCACCTAATTTTCTCACAACTTCAGTAATCTCATATCTAACTTTAGTTGAACCATCTATATTTTGGGTGTGGATTGTCTTTAATTTTACTGTGTACAAGTCGCCTTTGGCGAACGTGTCCTCGTTGGCTCTGACTCGCCGAAGAAAGCCCTCATCCTTTATTGTAACTGTTTTGGGTTTTTGAACGTGCTCAATTTGCCAGCCAGAAGATTTATCGAAATTCACGTTGATGAACCGAACATTTACAGTTTCTTCTGTCTCGGTTTCTTCAGCTCCGACCTTGTTGGGTATTTTTCTGTAAGACGTAAAATCACCCTCAGAAATTGAATGAATAACAGTCTCACCATCAAAGCTTTTAATATGCACTGTCGCATTCGTATCATCTTTAACTGGTGCAACAACCGCTTTATTCAATGAGTCACGGAAATCCTTGCTTAAAACCAGTTTCGCATAGTCGTTACTGACTGTGATTTCTTCTTCCTTACCGCGAAACTTCGTTTTTATCGTAGTCTGCTCACCTTCTTCTATGACGGTATCAATTTTACGGCCTTTCAAAAATTCTAAAATGCTAAAAATGGTAGTCGCAGTAATTGAGCCGCCCGCAGCGAATCCGATTATTTCTAAAACATTTTTAGTCTCTGATAGGTAAGAAAGAACTTCTATAGGTATACCAAATGAACCGTCACTTGGCACATTTACCTTAATATCAACCTTTGATTCTTCCCCGTTCAGGATCTTATCCGCTTGGGTAATGGCCTCGCATATACCTTGCAAGCCAATAATTAAATCAGCAGCATCAATTGTATGGTCATTTGTTTCTGTTGTGTCGTAGTAAAGACTGAACGAGCCGAGCTTGGAGGGCATTCCTATTTCCTTATAACTTCATTTATCCAAGTAAGTAACGCGATTATTACTTAATTAATATTGCTAAGACAAGCAAAGTCGATAAATGCTGAGCATCAAAAGCTCAAATCCCCTGTTTAAATTTCGCCAGAATCGTTTAAATACTTTCTAGGTGAGCAACCATGCCGCTTTTTGCTTTTGTGGCCTTAGAATGGCTTACAGCGCGTTTTTAATCAATAGCATCTAGTAGATGGTCTTGCAGTATCGCAATGATTTCGTCGGCATCATTCCAGGGGCCCGTGGTTAGCCCTATGAATGGCCGGGCGGGTATGCCGTCGTCTTCCCTGCCGAACTGGTGTGTTGGTGCGTATTCCTGGTTGCTGCCGAATGTGAGTGTTTTGCCAGCTATCTGATAGTTGAGCGTATCGCGCATAATGCCCGATTGCTGCAGTATTCTGTCGTCGCCACCTTTGCGGGCTAATGTTTCCGGTGCTAATGGTGCCCATAATTCGCCGTTGGGGGCAACTTCCAGTTTAAATCGTTCCTGGGTAGATTCGATCAGGTACTCGCCAATCTCAGCAAATGCCGGTTCCAGATTTTGGCCTGCGTGAATGAGCCTGCCCAGCATGCGGTTTACTTCGCCGCTGCCGTAGGCTCTAACCGTAATAAAGCTACCCGCCATTGCTGTCACTCCGTAGTACCAGGTTGCTTAGCAAATCGCCGAATTGCTCGCGTTCATAATTGGGCGCTTGCTTGGCTAATGTCTCAATTTGCTGGTACTTGTCCTCGTCAGATAGGCTCTGGCTCAATATTGCTTGTGCCTGGCTCAATTGTTCACTGGGGGCTTTGTGGCCCTGATTAATGCGTTTTAATATGTCGTTCATGGCAGCAGCTGCTCCATTAGTTTATCGAAGTACTCGGTAATGTCTGGGTAGTGGCTGGCCAGCATGTCGCGGTTTAATGCCCAGGCGGCAAAGTGCTCTGCGTGCCACTCCATTGAATCCTGCATACTGTACTGGGTAATAGCAGTATTGAGACCAGGCGAGGGTATACCCATTCGCATGGCCTGAAATTGCACTTGATGTCCCATTTCGTGCAGCCACGTAACTATAGCACCTCCATGATGCCCGCTGTCGGTATAGTTGCGCACAATATGAGACAACGACCATTGGCGCTTACCTTGCTGTCCTGCCAGTATAGCGGCTTCAACTGCGCCGGTTAAATCGGCCATGTTGCGCACTTTGTCCAGGTTAATGCCTGACTTGGCTTTCACTACTACGTGCGTCCAGCTGCGCGACGTATAGCCATTTACGCGTTTGGCCATGTGCCCTGGTACCGGCCAATACCGGTGGGCCATTTGCTCGGGCACGTCCAGATATTGCGCTATGGGTTGCATGAGCGGATACGTTTTACGTGATCCCCTCACCATATCGGTAGGCCGTAAAAACAGCGTTTTCATGTTGTAGCGGGTAATGAAGTCGGCTACCTGGTTTAGCTGTGGTTGGGTTTCAGCTAACTTGCCAAACACGCGGTTTAGCCCGTGAATATCAACGCTTTTGTTGGTTGAATAGGCGCTGGGTATTTTGCGCTCTACCAGGCGTTGCTTCAGGGGCGGTTTGCTGGCCTGTTGCTCTCGTAACGTATCTGCCTGGCTTTTAACGCCGGGTGAATAGTCGAAGCCCGGATCAATCCCCACCGGCACATGGTGCACTTCGCCGGTTTTCTTATCTACCCATTCGCGGGTCTCTATCACCGGCTCTTTGCTTACATTGTGGCCGCGTCTGCGCATACTGCGCTCGGTCTCACCAAACACCTTGCACTTGCAGCCCCAACCGTTCTGTGGGAACCAAACCTTCCAGAACGGTGAATCTTTAGGGAGTATGGTGCCGTCTTTGCTTTGGTGGTGTGGGCGTGGGTAGCGGCTATCGCCGTGGGCGTAGCGCCAAAAAGGGAAGTTCTGCAGCTGCTGGTACCGGCCAGCGTTATAGCTCTGGCGCATGTTGGTGTCGTAGATGATATTGGCACGCCATGCGGCGGTGCCGGTATGATCCCAACCATGCTTTTTAACCAGGTGTTTAAACTCCTTTTGAAACCAGCTTAAACTCTTACCTTCGGCAATGGCGCTATCAACAATTTTGCGCATATCAGCCAGCAAATCGGTTTTCACTGCTCCGGCAACCATAAACGCGTTGTTGTGTTGCGCCCGCCATACATCAGCCCAGCGTTCGCTGGGCATGTCTACTTTACTGCGGAAGAAATCAATGGCTTCGCTGAACTTCTGGGGGCCGTATTCGGCTGGCATTAGTATTTACCTTGTTGTGAAAGTTTTTTAAAACTCATCACTTAACCAAAACTTATAGATATGTGGCTAAACAACCAAAGCAAAGCCTCTATAACCACCCAGCCAACAATTGCTGAAAGCAGAAAAAACACTACAACTACAGTTTTCCAACTAAAATCTCCAAGCATTACTCACCCTTCAGCATTCTACTCAGTAAAAAACTCATGCCTAAACGGCCCAATTGAAAGCCAATAAGCGCTACTGAAAAAAAAGTTGAAATTAAACCGACAACAACAAAAACGGCGGCCCAATTCCCGATCGTCATTGGTGCATCTTGGATAGTGGTTAACTCGTAAATAACCAGGCCTACTGTGACTAAGTGATAAGCCCACTTAATAATTTCTTTGTCCTTTTTCATTTATCACCTTTTCGTTTAGGAACCCAAATTTTGTACAGGCCACATTCAGGACATCTAGTCTGGGTGTGGGACTTCATCATCTTTCTGGCCCAGCTATGCCAATTTAGATACCCAGTAGGGCAAGGCGTGTGGTTACTGCAATTCATTATTCTTTATCCAGCTCATAGAACAATTTACCTTTGCAGCGCGGGCAAACCAGATCATATACCGCCATGCCAGGATAGTTAGGATCGGGCTTTTTGAGTCTTTCATCGTGATAGTGCACGTTCCTGCAACGACTGCATTTAACTTTTTGCCTTTCTGCCAATTCAAGCATCTTGCTATCTCCCAAACTTATCGGCCCTGCTGGCCAGTAGATTTCTTATCAATAAAAACATCACCACGCCCAACAGCAGGGGGCTTAGCACAAAGGATACAAACAGCTTATAGGCGATGGTTGATACTTTGTGCTTCATGGCTATCGGCCCTCGTTTACGTCGTACCGGCCACTGAGTTCGGCAGCGGCCAGTGCTTGCGCTATCAGTGTTTGGTAGTCGTCGGTTGGTAAGGTGTCTTCCAGTTCCAGCAGCTGCTCTAAAAGCTGCTCCAGTGAATCCGCATTGGCTACCAGTTCTTCAATGGGCTGCATGAGTTTGGCGAACTCGGTACCGGCTTGTTGTTGTAATCGTTCGGTGAGTACGTCGGCACCGTCTGGCGCGGGCTGCGTACCTTTGAGCGCAGCCAGTGCCAGCTTAAGCGCAGCAGCTGGGCTTTGGGGTTGTGGTGGTTGTTGGGGTTGTAAGGTGCCCGGCTGCTCACCGGCAGGGAGTCCGGTGGGTGGCTTAGCAGCTCGGGCTAAAATGGGTTCGTTGCCTTCTGGCTCGGGAATACGCAATTTGTCGTGTGCCCAGGATACCGGGATACGCACACCAATCTCTGCCAACTTGGGCAGGCTTTCGGAATACAGTTTTATGTCTTCCGGCTCTTGTGTATCAAACTCAATTCGCGGTTTGCGGCGTGGGTCGCCCGTGTAGCTTTTGCTGTTCAGCATGTGCATGGGCAGAATTAAATCGCGGTTCAGCGTGTTTCTGAATTGGCGTAAATCGTGATCACGAATGTCCTGGCGCACTTCGTTGTGCACGTTGCCCAGTGCCTGGCTGCCGGTGCTGTCTACCTGTGACGTGAGTGTTTGGCCCAGGATCACTTTAGACTGGATACGCTCACACCAACTCATCATGGTCATGAAGGGGTCGCTGCCACCGCCCTTAGCAGCTTCGTGGAACTCGATTTCCATGCCCTTGGGGATTATGCCACCGGCGTTATGGCCAATACCTAACACGGCTTGCAGCAGGCGCTGCTTTTCATCTGGCGTGGCACCGGACGGGTATTTACCCAGTTTGATGGGAATGCCGTAGATTTCTAAAAACTCGGCTAAGTCACGCACCGAGTAGTTTTTGAAAATAAACGGCCAGGCTAACTGGCGAATGAGGCCTGCGCGGGCAGGGTAGCCGCTCTTGGCCGGGTGGCTATGCTGGATCCAGTTAAACGGTCGAAGCTTTTCACCTTTGCCCGTTTGGTCGCGTAGGGCTATACAGTTCTGATCATCCTGATGCAATTGAAACCAGGTGGCCGGGCGGTGCTCGAAATGTTGCGGGATACGAAAGTTGTTGTACAGGCCCCATTCAAACTCAATGTTAGAGAAGCCTTTTAGAATACCGTCGCCCATACCAAAAATAATGTCGTGCCAGTCTTCTACATCGCGCAGCATCTGCTCAATGTTGGCAGCGTCTTTCTTTTCCTGCTCGCTGGCATTGGCCGGTGGCTCTATGGTCCAGTCGATATCAGTAAGCGCCATCTTGCGTTTAAACAGCTCTGCCTGAATGTGGCCGTCTTTTTCTTCTATGTCTTCGGCCAGATAACACTGCTCCAACAGGTTGCCCTGCTCGGCGTTCTTCAGGATAACCGCCAGTGTGGCTGGGGTCAGGCCGCTTGACGGGTGTTCGGCAAACTCCCGTCGCAGCTGGGCTACGCGGGCTGAATCGTCGGTTTGGTGTTGCTGTAGTTCTTTTTCGCGTACCCGGTACCGGATACCGTTATATTCGTAGGTTTCCATTAAAAGCAGCCACTCTGGTTATAGGTTAAATCGTCGGCGTCGCGGGCGTTCTCGTTCCAGCGGTCGTTTTTATCGGGCAGGGGGGTGTAGTCAATCTCGCCGCCTTCCATCTTGCTTGCTGCTACCATCATGCAGCAGGCAATGGCGCTATCGCCGTGGCGCTCTTTTTTGTCGTCGGTTTTGGCGTCTGGTATGCGCGGCACGCCCCGGTTGTTAATTTGGATAGAGCGCAGGTCGTCCAGGATGTCGGCATCTTTGGGAATGATGATGTCGAAGTCTTCATAGTAAGACTTCATGATTGGCATGGTTTCCCGGTACCAGGTTTCGCTGATTTTTACCGCTTCCACCAGACCCGCACCGTATTTGTCTATCGCTTGCTCGGCCAAGTACTCACCGTTGCCTGTGGCGTCCAGCTGTGCGCCTACAAAGCGGGGCAGGCGGTCCAGTAGGTAAAACAGGATTTGCTCTTGTTGCTTGTAGGGAATGTTACGCAGCTCCAGTACCAGCGGTACCTGAATGCTTAGGTCTTGCTGTATAGCGCCAACCCACAAACAGGTTAAATCGCCTTTGCGGGCGAAATCCTCGCCCAGGCAGTGACGCAGATTAGGATCCAGTTTAAGCAGCTCTGGCAGTAGTACCTCTTTGCACCAGTCGCGAATATCGGCGGCGCGCAGGTCTGGCCGCATCTGATTCCACTCTGGGGTTTGCTTGTAGCGAATAACAATGGGCTGGCCGTTGTCGCCCGGCTTAACCATGGCTTTGTCGATAAGCGCACGGCTAAGGTAGGCACCACCGCCAGACTTGGGCACGCAATAGTATTCTTCGAGCGCGTCTTCCTGGCTGGCGGTATCGCTTAGCAGGTCTTGCTTCCATTGTTCTTCGGCTTCCTGGCTCCACGCTTTACCCAGGCGTTGACAAATGCGCTGGTAAAGCCCCTCATTACAGGCATCGTCCAGGGTAATGCGGTGCACACTGTAGCGCTTTTTACCGGCTCGGCTGTCGTCAATGAGCTGATTAAACAGGTTCTCGGTACCATTGTGAGTACTGATTAAACGTACCTTTGCACCCCACATGGTGAGTGCCAGCGCAGCCTTGAGTACTTCAGCAAGCAGCAAATGAAAGGCGGCTTCGTCAATGGTTACATTACCCTGCATACCCCGCAGGTTTGAGGGTTTGGAGCTGAGTGCCTGAATTTTAAAGCCACTGGCAAAATGAATAACGAACGTCAGGATCTCTTTGCCTTCCTGACCTTCATCAATGAACATTTCTTCCTGAATGTCGCCTGCGGCCTTGTTAAAGGCTTTGGCCCACATGGCGGCAGCATCAATAAACTCGCGGGCCATTTCCTTGTTGGAGCCAACATAGAAATGATTGGTACCTAATGCGGCTTTGCTCTTACTGGCAGTAAGTACTGCATCGGCAGCCTCTGCCCAGGTGATACCAGTTCGGCGTGACTTCTCGGCAATTTTGAGTGGGGATTCGTCGGCTATCCAACGTTTCTGGTACCCAAGCAGCAGCTCGTTCTCATCGAACGGGATAAACGTAGGCAAACCAAAGCGGGTTTCCAGTCTGTCGCATTGCTCAATGGCTTTTTGATACTGCGACTTACTAGGCTGTATTTCCGGTGGTGTGGTGGGCTGCTTAGGTGGTAACTTCATCAGGCAATACCCAGAATTTCACGTTTAATTTGTGCTGCGCCCTCAGTGGTAAGCCCCGCTGCTTTGGCAGCACTCTCGGCGCGTTCGGCGGCTTCTTCGGCCATGGCTTTACGGATTTCACGTTCACGCTTGGTGGACTCACTGGCGGCTTTCTCCAGCTTCTCAACGCCTACGGCCAACTCCTTAATAAACTTAGGCGGTACCACTTCGCCGGATTCCGAGAGTTTCAGCACTTGATCAAAGGCAAGGGTGCGCACCATTTCAATCAGTACCTTTGAGACTTCGCCGGTAGGCTTGTCGCCCAGCTGGTCGACCCATTGCTTAGAGACTTCGCGGGCTTCCTGTATACGGCTGCCCACTGTGGCCATGCGAGTGGCATAGCGGTTTAACCCACTGCGGGAGAGCTGCTCATCGTCGGGCAAGCCCGCATCACGAATAAGCCCGTTTACCCGCTCCAGCACTTCGGTTTGGGTAACCGACTTATCGCGCAGCAGCTCTATCAGCTCCGACTTAATGTCTTCCGGGAGCTGGTCGATTTTGCTGGGTTTGCCTCGGGTGCGTTTATCGGTCATGGGTTCTTCTTTTTGTCTTTTTCAAACTCGGCGAGAAGTTGCTTTCTCACACGCGGCACGACTGCTTGAAATTCATCCAGCAGCCGAAACCAGTGAGGGAATTCCTTGCGCATATACTCACGGTAGCTTTGGGCATGTTCCTGAAAGTCTTTGGCGATCACTTCATTACCAATTTCAGAAATGATAAATGCATGGACAAGCCGTTCTATGATTTGCTTTTCCATTTTTGTTGCTGTTCTGCGGTGCGCCATATTGACTACCTTGGTCCTGGGCGTTTAACGCCGGGTTGCGTGGCCAAGCCTTTTTCAACGTCCAGGCCGCGCTGGGTGATTTTGGCAATGGTGTAGCTTTCGTGGTTATCGAGCGTTACTAAGCCTTGCTCTTTTAACCAGAAAAGATGGGTACCAATTTTATCCATGGTCATGGTGTTGCCGTACTGGGCACACACTGACTGGATAATGCTGTTGTTGGCGGCGTAGTCATCCATTGCTGCCAGGCAATGCAAAATGCTTAGCCGTTCGTGTTCGTTCATAATCTGAGTGATGGCCATGCTACTTTTTCTCCCCGCGTAGTTCGTTTTCAACGAGCATGTTGTATTGGTTTAAAATCTGTTTAAACATGGGTTCAACGCTTTCTAAACGACCCTCCAGACGGGCCATAGATTCACGTAATGCCTGGCTGTCTTGTGCAGTGGGCAGGTATTTAATGTGCCCGTCCAGTTCGTTTACGATGTCTCTTAGCTTGTAATGCTCCAGCTGTTGCTTGGTGAGTTTGGCTTCGTTCATTTCGAACCGCTCGCGAACGGAAGTTTCGTTATTCTCAAACCGTTCACGAACGCTAATGGTGTGGGCTTCCAGATCTTTCTTAGTCGCAAAGTACTTGCTGAGCCAAAACAGCCCAGCAGCACCCAGTATCGCTATTAAAACGGTGTAAAACTTCCAGTTGTCGCTGATGTGTTGAATAACGTCATCCATGATTGCGGTTCCTTTTTTCGTGGTCGTGTTGACAATCTGAGCAGCGCTGAGCACTGCCAATAATGCGGCGGCGCTCGGTGATATCTAAATCGCAATCGACACACAGTGGTGTGCCATCAGGCGCTTTGTTACGCGGGGGAACAGGTGGCAAATCGAACGCTCGATTTTGCATTGCCAGCTCGTGAAAATACGCACTTCTGCGTTGCGCTTCGTCGGCAATATCCATTAGTTGCTGGCTCCTTGCTTACTGAACTTATCGAAGGTTCTGAAACCGAAATAGGCCAGAGTGGGTGAAGCGATAAGCATTGCCAGCTCCATACTGGCCCCTGTGCCATAACCAAATGCTTCGGCAACTTCAAACGCACAGACATACAGCATGGTGTAGTAGCTGTGGCGATTAGCGGTTTCTGGCCGCACGCCTTTAGGGTCGACGCTGCGAATGGTTTTTTGTTGTTCGGTATGCATTGCCAAGTCGTAATCTAGACGGTTCTTTTCGCGTTCAGCGGCAATTTGTTCCAGATTGACTTTTAGTTTTGTAACCTCTTCAGGTGGTAGGCTATCTACTACCGCCTGCAAACGGTTTACTTGCTCCTGCGAAGGTTTGCCTTGAATTGTATCTAGAACTGCTGAGATAGTTTCTGTGGTGCGCTCGATGTTTCCGCCTTGGCTTTTACCGAATAATCTAATCAGCGAAGGACCTGCTGTTAGCAATGTAGATATGAGAGGTGCCATTAA